CTAAATATCATTTGGATTGCTAATCATTTTCTTTAATTTTTCTCTATCCCAAACTTTAACATTTAGACTTTCTGCCTCTTCCATGCCGTGGGGCGATAAATAGCTATTTGTCATGACAACGGCAATATCTTTTTTAAACATATTTTTTGCTGAAAAGGCAGCTTGGACGGCATCGTTAGGAACGGTATCGTTATAGCGTTTGCACTGAATAGCATATGAAATATCAGATTTATATGCAAATATATCTACACCATGATCGCCACTTCCGGATGTTACCGTTACATTATTAAAATGGTTCTTTTTAAGAATTTCTGCACATGCATATTCGAAGTCGTGTCCTTCCATTTTATCTAAATTTTCCAAATTAATATTTTTAGTTAATTCATTAGATGGTGATGGTATGTACATGCATTTTTTGTGAAATTCTTCCATTGAAACTAATACATCAAATTTATTCATTTCAGAATTATAAGATAAAACGTTCATGTTTTCTAATATTTCAAGATAATCAAGTATGTCATCAGGATCAAATTCTTCATACAATGTGTTTGCTCCACTTTCAATAGCTATCTCACCAATACATATAAGAAGCTCTTTATCGAAATCACTATGTTTGCATTTGTATATGGACGGATCATAATGATCAATAAATTTTTCAAAAAAATCCTTTGACATTAAGATGTTATTTTCCTTATCCAATATATGCGCATTTTGACCTTCTTCAAGAATTTTGTGCAAATCTTCTTTGGCTAAATGATATTCACGCATTAAGGCTACAGGGACAATTTTATTTGCATCAACAATTTCCCTCATAACACTTATAAAAAGTGGGTGTAATCCCTTTATAATAATTCTATCAGATTCATATGGCGAATTTGGAATAGTAGCATCTTCATCATTTTCATGGTTATGAGCAGAAACTTTCTGAAATGTCTCGTGGCAATCGCTATCTACATTGTCTTTTAGGTGCAGATTATTATCATTGGAAATCTCTTGATTTACACGGTCATTGAAATTTTCAATTATATATTCTTTATTAGTCAGAATACGCTCTAAATCAAAAGAAGGTTTTGAAGAAAAGGGTATTTTATCCTCATATTTTTGCAATTCAGAAAGAATATCAATTATTTTATTCAAAGCAGAATAAAACGCAACATTATCTAAGGTGGTATTAATTATAATTGCCAAAGCTTTTGCTTCGTTTATGCGATCTTGAACATATTTTTTGTCTTCATCATCTGGATTAACATATAATTTATCAGATATTTTTTCTTTATGAACAGAGGAATCATTTATTTTAAATTTGTCTAATAGTTTATCAAAAAACATTTTATCACCTAAACATTTTAAAGTTTACCAATTACTTTTCCAAGAGTGGCAGCAGTCTCATCCAGAGGAATGTTCTTGTAGTCTTTATTCAAAGAAATCAATTCCTTTTCACCAAGCTTCTTCACAAAGCATTCATTGTTGATCTGGAAGATGCCGATGTCTCCAACTTCGATCTCTTGTGTAGCTTCAACGAGGAGAATGTCTCCATCTTGAAATGCAGGCTCCATTGAGGAACCATTTACGCCAATTGCATAGCTGACATTCCTGTATTCAGGCTTATCTGGAATTTCAATGTCCTTATCCGGGAGATTATCAATCACAAGCTGACCTGTTCCGGCAGAGGCATTTTTAAAATAGTAGCTAATTAGTCGCATTGGGAAAGAAGTAACAGGGTGAGAAACTTCGCCAAGTTTACCATATTTTTCAATGCGTTCGGTTTCTTTATTCAGAGTAAAGTTCACTAATTCCTTACCGTGGTCATCGAGATTACGGTATTTTTTTATGGATTCATATTCATCATAAGATACTTTCATTGGGTAGCTGTTGCCCATTTCATCTTGAAATAGATAGTTGGCATCACATTTCAAAACATCAAACACTTTGAATAAAATGGTTGCCTTAGGCGAATTAGCATCTGTTTCATAATTACCAATAGCGCCTTTGCTGACACCAAGCATTTCTGCAAGTTGTGGCTGTGTTATGCCAAGCTGCTCTCTGCGAGCTTTTAATCGTGTACCAAAACTCATATATATTCACCTCACTTTATATTGAAATACTACTATAAAAAACTGAGAACGTCAATAAAAAGGAAAAGAAAAACTGAGAAAAAGATATTGACATCTCAGTATAACTGTGATAGTTTTGAAATAGTTCAGGAATACTGAGAATGAAAAGAAAGGAGGTATAAAAAATTGGACATTGCAAAATCCAATGAACCATTAGCACAAAGAATTTCTTTCTTAATTAGGGAGAGAGGTCTAAAACAATTGGCAGTAGCTAAAAAGGCTGGGTATTCTGCACAAGAGTTTAATTCAATGCTTAATGGAAGAAAGTTAATTCGTGCATGCGATATCCCTAATATTGCGACAGCATTAGAGGTGGATGTGAATGAACTGTATCAGAGAGGAGATGAGTAAAGATGAAGAAAAGGACTTTAAAAGTAATTGATAAAACAATTATGAGTGTGTGTGAAAAAATCATTAAAAACGAGAAATACTGCTGTGAAGATGAGTATTACAAGACAGTATCAGCTCTTGCAGATTTGATACACGCGAGAGCTGATATGCAGGAGAAAATGATAAGTGAGAACAAATTAGGACCGATTGTTACGGCTGAGTAAATCTAGCTTCTTTTCGATTTCTAAAGTATGAAGTGCATTTATATTGATGGAACAGGTAGCATTATTACCTTCTTTTAAAAATAAAGCACATTGCGTAGTGCATTCAACCTGATTGATAGCACTGCTCATTAAGGGACATATATATTTTTTCATAAAAAGTCTCCTTTCATAATACTTGGACACGGCAATGTCCTGTAAGGAGATTGTAACACCAAAATAATTCAATAGAAAGAGTGTCACGGACAACTTTTAAAGCATTAGATAAGAACAGGAGGTGCAGTGTATGGAATATAAGAGAGTAATTCAGGAATTTCCAAATGGTACCAATATCAACCTTATTCCAATCCTCACACCGGAAGAGGAAGAAAAGCGGCATCAGCGGTTGAATGATGCAGCCGTAAGGCTTCTGCTTGCCCAGGAAAAAAAGGATAAGGAAAAACAGATGAAAGTTGCCACGTAGGAAGTGGCGGAAGGACAAGCTATGAGAGTGATCATTGAAAATTATTCGAGAGTTCCATTGCCTGTAGCAGTATTAATGGTTTTCTTAAAGCTGAATGGAAATTCAGATAAGGAAAAAGAGAGACATGTGGTAATCGAAAAGCAGGAAAAAATCGATGGAACGATCTTTACAGTGAGGGATGAATGATGAAAAAGAAAATTTTAGAAGGCGTAGGAATGCTTTTCGTAGCAATTGGCAGTTGCGAACAGCTGGTTATGTTTGCCCTGATAGGCTTTTACCTGCTTTATAGAGCAGCGGAAGGAGAAGATTATGAAGATTGCAGCGAAGACGGAGATTAGTCCTCATGAGGAAGCACTGATCCAGGATTTTATAAAGCAAATGAAACAGGAACATCCAAATTTGGAATTGTCTATGAATGACATTTATGATTCGGCACTTCGTACCGGAATAGACGCTGTGTTAGAGCAGATCCGTACAGACCGCAGACAGAAAATAATGGAGGACTGGATACATGGAACAAAAAGCTACACAAGAAAAAATGATAGCGGAATATAGAACATGGTTCGCTATTTTCCTCAAATGTTTAAGCGAAATAAAGGTTGATGCTCAGATCAAGGCAGAATATACCGAGGAATACCGGCACAAATTAACAGGAATGCTTGTGCTGATGAATGGCATGAAAGTGATCACGGACGAAGAATATCTGACCATGTATAAAGAAATGGAGAAAGAATTTAATACAGAACGATTATATGGCTTCAGATATCTTATGAGAACGGAGGTGTTCTATGCTGACCGTGACTGAGGTTGTGGAAAAGATCTTCAAACAGCCGGATATTTTTGATAGCGAAATGGTAGCAGGCGAGTACTGCAAGGCAAAGTGGACTTACATAAACACAGTGTTTGTTGCCGGGTTCATTGAGATGGACAGGGAAGCACTGGACAGGCTCTTAGAGATGTTCGGCGAGAAAAAAGTGAAGGAAGCATTCAGGAAAGCAGGTGGACCAGATGATACAGGATGCAGACCTAAAAAGTAAACTGATCCTGCGGGCTGACATATTCCAGCATCATTACAGAAAAAAGGAATATGTAGAAGCAAAGCTGACAAGGGAAAGGGCAGGGATAGTCGCAGTGTTCATACGGCTGCCGGAGAAAGAGCGCACAGAGCTTTTTGGAGACAGGCAGGGAGACGAACCGGTAGAAGGATTGTTTGATGAAGAGAAATGCATTAAGGCGGGATTTGAGAGCATTAAGAGAGGCTTTGACATGCAGAGGATGACATATGAGGATGTCATGGTATTGGTAAATAAAAAAAGGGGTTAAGAAACTAGCACTTTCTTAACCCTGTGAGTAAAAACGTTGGGAACGTATAACTCTATATTTATATTACCACAAAAAGCCTGAAAATGCAAGGAAAACGGGGATTTTCACCCGGTCTATTTAACAATATAAGTATATTAAACTTAGAAACATTTAGAGGTAGACATGTATTGGAAGGACACATATGAGTTTTTAAACAGCAATGACATTGAGTATAAATGGGAGGGAAAATACGGAGCGAAGGGAGAGAAGAGACAGAAAAAGAAGAAAGCCACCCCGGAGCAGATAAAAAAGCAGAACCAGTGGAAGAAAGAGAGAGAAGTGTGGAGAAAGATCAGATGGAATTTCTATGAAGGTGATCTTTGGACAACACTGACTTTCCCAGAAGGCACAAGAATGTCATTGCAGGAGATAAAAAAGATAATGACTAATTTCTGGCAGAACATGAGAAGGGCGTACAAAAAGAGGGGGAAACAGCTTTTATGGATCATGCGTATCGAGATAGGAAAAAAAGGCGGAATACATATACACATTATAATCAACAAGATACGAGGAGAGCCGGCAACGAGTGAACTGATTCAGAGGTACTGGAAGAAACACGGATATGTGAATTTCACACCGTTATATGAGGATGGAGATTTCAGGCGTCTGGCAAATTATATTATAAAACCACTGCCAGACGAAAACGAGGATGGATACGAGCAGCTATCACTATTTACACCGGAGGAGAAAAAAGAGTGTTCCACATATTCATGTTCAAAAAATCTGGTAACAAAAGAACCGGAACGAAAAAAGTACTACAGATGGACGGTCAGAAAAATCATAAAAAATGGACCAGAGCCGACACCGGGATATTACATTGATCCGGAAAGCGTGGTGTGCGGAGTTAATAAATACACAGGCTTATCTTATCTGCGTTACACGGAGATAAGAATAAAACCATTGGAAAGAGGCGACAGCGGATGAAAGAAGTGAGCATTTACATAGTGACCGGGATCAGGGGCAGATGGCAGCAGGACGGACATATAGGATATGCGCTGGAGTACTATAAGGAAAACTGCAAGTATCCGGCGGTGATCAGGGAAGTTGTACCGGTGCAACAGATGAATGAAAACCGATCGACATTAGAATCGCTTATCAAGGCACTGCACAGGATGCGGGAAAAATGTATACTGACCGTCTACACGGAATCCAAGTACCTCTACAACGGATATGAGGATGCAGAGTATGTCAAACGCTGGAAACAGAACGACTGGACGAGGTCGGACGGACACGAGATAAAAAACCGTGATAAGTGGCAGGAGCTGGACAGGCTCATGCAGGGAAATCTTGTTCGGATTTTATTGAACGAAAGAAACGCTTATACCGAGAGTTTACGGCAGGAAATCAAAATAAAGGAGAGATAAATCATGTTATTTGAAAGATTTGGAGAATTTGATTCCGTGGAAGAACTAAACATGACCGCGGAAGGATTAAAGGCAGAGGGAGACCTGGAGAGCCTTAAGATTTTGGCGGTGGAGAATGGTCTGGATGCAGCAGACGCAGAGGATTATGCATGCGGAATCGTGACGGAGCTGGCGAATTGTCTGTTGGCCGCACTTGGAAAACTGAAGGTGGAAGAAAAAGAACTGAAACCATGCGAGATCATGGAGGACTGGATCAGTTACATCAAAGTGTGCTGCTCAGAAGATGAAAATATGGCACGTGCGGTCAGATTAAAAGGTAAGAGCCTGGAAGGATGCATTGCAGCAGTATTGAAATGGTCATTTGCCCATCAGTATCCAGTGCCGGACAAGATCAAAAAGGCAGCAGGTGTAAATGCCGGAAAGGTAACACTCGGTATTCCGGGATCTGCAACCGTAAAGAAGATCATAAGAGAATATTATCTCGGAAAGCAGGTGGTCTGATGAAAGCGACAGAAGAGGAAGAGATCAACAGACTGGTGGAAATGACACCGCCATTACCGGAAGATTTTAAATCATGGTGCGAAAAGCAGATGAAAAGACCATTGATCTATTACCGCCGTAAAGGAAAGGAAGCAGAGATCAAGTGCGCGGCATGCGGAAAGACTTTATATGCAAAGACAGCAGATATGCCGGAATATGGAACACTGGAGATTGAAACACCGAGAAAAGAACATCCGGCAAAGTGTGTTTATTGCGGGAATCAGTCATTTTATGAATGGATGTATATAACACGCAAAGAGTTAGACGAGAAACGATTCTACCTCTACCAGCTCACAGAAGATGGGACGCTGCTCATACGGATCTTTGATTATTACAGATCCAGCAGTGCGAGGCAGACAATGGAAAACAGCCTGACAGAACAGGCAAGATTCTTTCTGACATATGGGCAGGTAAAAAAACTGATCAGATTGTATACATACAGTGATGATGATTATGCATGGTGTTTAAAGAAAACAGCAGGATATCCGTACATAAAAGTGATCGAAGGAAAGACTTTTCCGGGATGGGAGCAGACGGTAAAGGAATCGGCATTAAAATACTGTCCGTTGGATGGACTGGTCAGTGTGGTCAGAAAACATTACCCACAGCCTAGTAAACCAAATGTGGCAGTAGTTGATGCCTTGATGACATACGCAAATAATCCGGCAATTGAGATGTACGTGAAGATGCATATGGATAAACTTGTCAGCAGGCTTGTATGGAGAGAGAGCATTTATGGAGATGTCAACAGAAAAAAACGGACGGTAAACGGACAGTTGAAACTTGAAAAGAAAGAGAACATCAACAGGCTGGTAAAGGAAAAGGGAGATCCGGAGCTTCTGGAGATTCTGCAGTACGAGGAAAAAATGGGTTTTTCATGGAAAGCGGAGTGGGAAGACCTGTTCAGGGGGAAGTGGGATAAGAATACTGGAAAAAGAATCACAGGAATGCTTAAGTACATGACCATGCAGCAACTGGTAAACAGGACATGGAAGTATACAGGGGAGCTGACGGATTCAGCAAAAGGGAAGGAAGAATTCTGGCAGACATTTCTGGAATACAGCGATTACCTGAGAATGCGTGAAGAGCTTGGCTATGACATGACAAATGAGGTATTTATCCATCCAAAAGACCTGGATGAAAAACATCAGGAAATGGTAAAGGAACAGAATGCCAGAAAAGATGAGATGACCATTAAGAAAAAGAATAAGGAATTTGCCAATATCGCAAAGCGGTATGAAAGTCTCTGCAAGAGATACCAGGCGGCAGCAGACGGTTATATCATCCGGCCGGCACGAGATGCAGGAGAGATCATTATGGAAGGAAGAATCTTACATCATTGTGTTGGTGGAGATAATTATTTATCAAGCCATGATAAAGGCAGGAGTACAATATTATTTCTCCGAAGTGAGAAAAAGCCTAAAAAACCATATATCACGATCGAGATCAGAGGGACACATATTGTGCAGTGGTACGGGGCACACGATAAAAAGCCAAATGAAAAATTTTTTAAGAAATACCTGAAAGATTATGAAACTCAGTTGGAGCAGAGAGAAAAGAAAACAGATAAGGTGCTGGTGGCAGCAGGATAGGAGAAAATTATGGAACAGGTAATAGGATACAGATCATATCAGGAATACAAGCAGGAACTGGATACAGAACTTAAGAAAACCGCAGAGGGATTTGTGCGTATCGGATATTTGTTAAAAGTGGCACGGGATACCAGCATTTTAGTGGAAAGCCAGTATGACAATGTAATAGATTTTGCACGTGCAGAGTATGGTCTTGACAAGACACAGGTAAGCAGGTTCATGAACATCAATGATAAGTTCTCAGAGGGCGGATATGCGCCGGAGCTGAAAGCAGAATATCAGGGATTCGGGTACGCAAAATTATCAATTATGCTTCTTCTCCCGGAAGATGTCAATAATGTGCTGACACCGGATTTTAGCAAGGCAGAAATCCAACAGATCAAGGACGTAGTAGACGAGGAGAAAAAAACGACAGACATTGAGGTCATGCTGGAAAGGAAAGACGAGGTGCAGCAGGCTCTTGATAATAATCTTGAAAAAGTGGTTTTCCAATTGGGTAAGGATAATCCAAAAATTTATAAAGAAATTTGGGAAGCTGTAAAAAAGGAATCAGAAACAGGAAAGTATTTTATCAGACATCTGATACCAAATGGAAAAGCAGTTTATACAGTAAGGATTCCTGGCACAGGTTCACACATGCTTGCAATCACAGAAGAAAGTGAAGATGTAAAGCTTTTGAATTTAAGGGATGCGAGCCAGAATGAAAAATACAACAAAGAGGATGTAGAGAAAGCTTTTGGAAAGATATTTTTCAATACTGGAACATGGAAAGAATCATGGGAAAAAGAATATGGTGAAATACTTCCAGCAGAGAAAAATGCAGCAGTTGCACCGGTGCAATCGAAAGCGGTCCAACGGAAGGAAAGCAAGGTTATTGTCACAAAGAAATCAGAACCGGAGAAAAGCGTGCAGAATATCCCGGAAAGCGTTTCAAAAGCACAGGAAAGCGTGCCAGAATCGAAAGAAACCGTTTCGGAAACGGTACAGGAAGAGAAAAAGGAAATGACATTGAATGATGTGAACCCGGAGATTCCTGTGCCAGATCCAAAACCAATCGAAGAGGATGTACCGGAAGAAAAGCCGGATGTGCAGCAGGATACCAATGAGCAGATCCCAGGACAGGACGAGATTGAGAACCATCCGGAGTATATGCCGGAGAAGAAAACAGACCAGCAGATCATTGGGGATGCAAAGAGAACGATTGAAACGATCCGTGTAAGCTTAAGCGGATGGGGAGAGTATACGATACCAAAGAACATTTTGACCGCAGTCCTGGAACGTGTGGATTATCTGAAAGAGACTCTGCTGGAGCTTATGAAAGGAGAAGCTGATGAGAGTAATGTTTAGGATCAGGCTTTTCTTATGGGCGGCATGGGTGAGGATACCGAAGCCGTGGAGAAAAAGAAAATATAACAAAATATTTGAGCGGATGCAGCAGGCGGTGAAGAGATGAAGAAAAGCAAGAAAAATAAGGTGAATTACAATTTTCCCAAAGAAACCTGTGAACTGATCACAGAAAGGGATGGTAATGAGTGCCTGTTCTGTAAAATGCAGTACCACATGGACAAGTGCAGATCAGAAATGCTTTTAGGGATACCGGACATCATGCATTACATAAATAAAAGCCAGGGTGGACTTGGTATTGAGAAAAATGGTGTGCTTGGCTGCCGCTATCACCATGGATTGCTGGATAACGGCAACTTAGGACTCCGGCCGGAAATGTTAGAGATCATGAAAGAGCACCTTATGCAGCAGTATCCGGACTGGTCAGAGGACAAGCTTGTTTATAAAAAATGGAATTTTCCAACTTTTGAATAATATATCACAGTAACTGTCAACAGAGGATTTCCGGAAGTATAGCTGGGGCTTCCGGAAGAAAGGAGAATTATGAAGCAGCCAAGTAAACCGACAAGAGCACAGAAAGTAATTATTTCAGGACATAAATTAAGACCGGAAAACTGGATGGTTGTATACGAGAGTAAGGACACATTGGAGGTCATCAGTAAAAAGACATCCATGCGGAAAGTCTTACAGAAATGAGGGATTTTGATGCAAAAGAAATGTAAATATTGTGGGAAAGAATTTGATGCTACGAAATCAAAACGTCTGTATTGCAGTGATAAGTGCAAAAAGAGTTTCTGGAAGAAAAAGGATATAAAGCGGAAACATGGTGTACACATGGAAAAGCCGAATGCAGCAGTCGTTGATATAGCGGTAAAAGCCAGAGAAGCAGGTATGACATATGGACAGTATGTAGCGAAGATGGGAGGCACGGATCATGCGGAAAAATACAAAAAAATATAAAAGAGAGCTTGCAGCAGCAAAAGCAGATATCAAGAAATTGCTCAGCGAGGAACATGTGCCGTGTGAGTTTTGCAGATATGAGGCACGAATGGACGTACCGTGCACGCAGGGCGATAAAGAATGGTGCAGACAGCATGCAATCTGGAAAGGAGTATCAAATGGACGAGAAGGACGCAATTAGTATTTTAAATATGATTGAAGCACATGGGGATTTACCAGTAAAAGCAAAGGAGATGGCAATCAATGTGCTTGAAGAGGTGCAGCAGTACCGGGCGATTGGTACGCCGAAAAAAATAAAAGATTTATTAGAAAAAGCAGCAGAGGAAATTGAAAACCTGTATGGTAGAGAAACACAATTATCCGAAGAAATCAGAAAATCTTTGGACAGTTAACTTAGAATTTAAGAAAGGAATAATAAAATGGGAGTGTGTTTAACAAGCAAAAAATCTAATTATTCATTTGATATGGGATATATCGGTTTTAATAATTTAAGAGCCAATATCGCAAGTGCTTGGGATAAAGAATTAGGAGAAGTGTATGCCAATACGAGCATGGCTATATTAGATCCGAAAAAATACAACAAGCTAATAAATAGTATTTTAGCAGATGATCGCTTTAAAAATGAGGATAAAGATATTGCTGACTTTCTATTTCAATCTGATTGTGAAGGAAAGTGCGGATACAAGACTTGTGGAAAGATATATAACCTTATCAAAGACATTGATTTTACTGGTAAAATATTTACGTATGCAGCATATTCAGATGGAAAAGATTATGAACATTTAAAGCTTTTTCTTAAAGAATGTTATAAAAAACGAAGAATGATGATTTGGTATTAAACTGATATATTAGAATTTAAGAGAGGTAAATAGAATGGAAATATACAGAGATGGAGTCGAAATTGACATATTGCCGGAAACGGCTAAATGCTGTGCAGATGATGCAGAGCGAAACCCACTTAATATAAATATGTGTCCGATTGGAGAACAGTACTGTTCTGGTGATTGTGACTATTATACAGAAAATTAGAATTTAGGAGAAGAAAAATGGAGAATAGACATTTATACAGAGGTAAAAGAACGTTGACAGATAATATGTGGGTGTACTGGGATGGATTTAGCGGTGTACAACCTAATACAGTTATTGAAGAGAAGACAATCTGCCAGTGTACTGGGTATGAAGGAATTTATGAGAAGGATATTTTTCAGTGCGATGATGAACTATATATTATTGAATGGAGCGATTACTCACTGAGTTGGGAAGCGCAGGCGATTGGAAACTCGGAAAGTATTTCTTTAGGAGAATTTAACCCAGATGAAATTGTTGTCATTGGAAATGCAATTGACAACCAGGAACTGCTAAACTGAACTTTTAGAATTTAAGAGAAATAAGTGATATGTATGTATGGTGTTGAAGAAAAAATTGTTAAAGAAGTCACAATTGGCGGTACTGTAATTGCGAGTCCACATGCGGAAGATTTTGGATTAACCGCATATAAAGAATACAAGATATTAGGATATGATGGTGACAGCATTAAAATAAAAAAAGATGATGGTAAAGAAGATTGGTTTAGCATTGATTTTTTTATTAAACTTAAACATTTTGTGTGGGTGAAAGAGCCATTTGGAGAAAAATTTACGACGAGCTTTAAGAGTGGCTCTTTCAAAGAAATTATAACAACAATATCATAGTATGTAAATTCAGAAAATCGGTACTATTTCTTACAAATCAAGAAAGAATTTTAGCAGAGGAGGCGACCGAATGAATACGACAAAGCATGGCGTAGAAATGAGAGCAAAGATAAAGGAAGCAGTCATACAATATATAGAAAAACATGGATATGCTCCAACCGTTCGAGAAATTGGGACTATGGTGGGGTTAGATAGCACATCAAGTGTGCACAATCATTTAATGCACATGATAGACAATGGAGAACTTGAAACAGATGATAAATACAGAAGTGCAAGAGCTCTTAGAGTACCTGGATATAAATTTGTAAAAAAATGAATATTGAAAAAATGCACAGTAAAGATTATGATTATATTATAATAATTAGCGCCATAGAGCCGAATGTATAGAACTTAAATGTTTTATATGTCCGGCTCTTTTTATTTTGGAGGAAAGATGTATAGGACACAAAGGAATTATGAAAATGTACAGCGAATGCTATTTAATGGAATTGGGGAGTATGACATACCACAAATAGAATCTATACAATTTAATAATGTAGAATTTATCGGGTTTAACTATGCCAGAAGTGCAAAGAACCCAGAGGATAAGGCAGTGCATTTCTTTCTGGATGATTACCAGTTCAATAGAGTATGGACAGACCCAGATAGATATATTCCGATGTTGCAGCGGTTCAAGTACGTATTAACGCCAGATTTCAGCTTGTATACGGACTTTCCGAAAGCCTTGCAGATATACAATCATTATCGCAAGCATTGGCTGGGTGCGTACTGGCAGATGCATGGTATCAATGTCATTCCTACAATTTGTTGGAGTAATCGGGAATCTTTTGAATGGTGCTTTGATGGAGAACCTACACAAAGCGTTGTGGCGGTTTCATCCGTTGGAACGCAGAACAGTAAGGAAAAGAAACAACAGTTTCTGGATGGGTATTTTGAGATGGTGGAGCGGTTACAGCCTACACAGATTATCTTTTATGGCAGAGTACCAGATAAATGCAAGGAAAATATTATACACATAAAGCAGTTTAGTGAAAAATGGCATGAAGCGGAGGTATCACAATGGTAGTAAATTTACAATTTTTGGGTGGGCGTGGTAGTTCTGGTGGACTGGGTGGCAGCAGCGGAGACCAGAGAAGAAGCACACGCGGCAGACGCGGAGAAAGGAAAGGTATTTAATGGGCGGCAGAGGTGCAAGTAGTGGGATAAGCGATAGCGGCAAACGATATGGAACTGAGTACAAGACCATTGCACAATTCGGAAATGTAAAAGTAGTCCGAGCCAATGATGGCGGAGCGAAGGCTCCGATGGAAACAATGACACCAGGGCGTGTATATGCTACAGTAGATAAATTCAACGACATTAAATATATCACATTTCATGATGCTGAAGGGGAAAGAGTGAAGCAAATTGATGTGAAAGGAAAGAAGCATAATGGAGCATTACCTCACACCCATAATGGATATGAACATGACGAACATGGAACATATCCAGGAATGTCCGGAAAAGACGAGAGGTTAGTGAATAGCGTATTACAGCAATGGGAACGCAAACGAAAGAAATTGAATTTATAAATAGGATATGGTATATTTAAGTTGCAAGGCTATAGTTCACAGAGGAGAATACCGCATAGCGGAGAGCCCGGTGCAATTCCGGGTAACTTGCACAAGGTAGAAGATAGTTTAGGCTGGCAGAACAGGTTGATAGACAAGGCATCAGTTCAATTCCGGTTGACTACCAAGAGGATGTACCACAATGGTATGTCCTTTTTATTTAAAAGTGCAGCAGTTGCACCGGTGCAACTTGTTGACTTGTATCAAAAAAGAAAATATAATATGTGTAACAGAGCCGATGAGCCAAATACATGGAGAAAAACCGTGTACTTGGCTCTTTTTTTATATTTTTTTCGGAGGTGGCAGCAGGATGAATGCAAATAAAACGATTCAAAAATTACAGATGGCAATATTGCAGCAGGGGTTAGCTGTTACCGTAAGCCGGAGACAATTTTTTTCAACAAAAACTCAACATTTTATAACAATTACAGCATTAAATATTAAAGTTCTTCACTTTTTTAAGAAAAAAGGAGAGTGGAAAGAGCAGAATTACGAGATTATGAGCAGTGCTTCCCAACTGGAAATTATTGAGTGCCTGCTGGAAATATATAAGGCAGTTAGTGGATGAAGAAAATAACGTCAAAACAAAAGAAATTCGCGGATTTTTACATTGAATGTGGAAACGCAACAGAAGCAGCAAAGAGGGCGGAATATTCAGAGAAAACCGCCTATTCTATTGGACAAAGGTTGTTGAAAAATGTTGAAGTATCTGCCTATATAGCAAAGAGGCAGCAGGAAATTGAAAGTGAGAGACTCTGTACGCTGAAAGAAATACAGGAATTTAGAAGTCGTGTAATACGAGGAGAGGAGAAAGACGCCTTTGGTCTTGACATAGAAATATCTGATAGATTGAGTGCATGTAACCAACTCGAAAAAGCTTTGGTAATTGAAGAGATGGAGAAAGAGCGAAAGAAGCGCGAAGAGGAAGCTTTGAACAGGGGAACGTATCATACAGATCTGGATGTTGTGGCGGATACATTTCATTCAGTTGTGAGAGATATCAGGAAACATGGACATAGAGAATATGTTTTTGAAGGAGGACGAGGAAGTACCAAGTCATCCTGTGGAACAATCATTCCTTATGAGCTCATGGAGAATAATCATAATATCCATGCATTGGTGATCAGAAAAGTAAAAGATACATTGAGAGATTCCGTATATGCACAAATGCAGTGGTCATGCGATAAGCAGGCGGAGAACCCAATGTTTGACCGTGATAACTGGAAGTTTGGACTAAGCCCGCTCGAAATAACATATACACCGACTGGACAGAAAATATATTTTCGTGGTGCGGATGATCCGGGAAAGATTAAATCTATCAAACCGCCATTTGGTTATATTGGAATTGTAATATTTGAGGAGTTAGACCAGTTCAGTGGACCAGAGGAAGTGAGAAATATAGAACAGTCTGCTATCCGTGGAGGTAATGATGCATATGTGTTTAAGTTTTTCAATCCACCGAAGAGCAACAGTAATTGGGTTAATATCTACGTAAAGACACCAAAGGAGTCGATGTGCGTACACCATTCAACATATAAAGATGTGCCGCAGGAATGGCTTGGAAGAGATTTCATAGAAGAAGCAGAACACTTACGGGAGGTAAACCCAGATGCATATGAGCATGAATATATGGGTGTGGCGAATGGAAATGGAGGTATGGTGTTCGATTATTTGGAACTGAGAGAGATTACAGATGATGAGATTGCCAGAATGGATCGTATCTATCAGGGAGTAGACTGGGGATGGTTTCCTGATCCTTACGCATTTATCAGAAGTTACTATAATCCGGCACAGGAAAAGATATATCTGATTGCGGAAAACGTAGTCAAAAAGACAAAGAACACGCAGACAGGGCAGTGGATCATTGATCATGGATATGATGACTATGAAATTGTATGTGATAGTGCTGAGAAAAAATCTGTAGGTGACTATGTTGATATAGGGTTACCGGCAAGACCTGCAATTAAAGGACCAGGAAGCGTAGAGTATGGGATGAAATGGTTGCAGGGAAAAACGATTGTTATTGATCAGGCGAGAACACCTCATGCATATAAAGAATTTACAGAATATGAGTATGAGAGAGACAAAGATGGAAATGTGATCAGTGGGTATCCGGATGCTGATAACCATACGATAGATGCTGTGAGATATAGTTATGAACCACTGTGGCGTAGAAGTGAACATAAAGCTTAGGAGGATGAAATGGGAATTATACAGACACTTGGAATGTGGAAAGAGAGGATAATAAGGATGTTCAAAGGAAATATCAAAAATGAATTTGGTGTGACAGGAATTACTTCAAATGCAATGGAAGATGCGATAACAGATTGGATGGATGTATATCAGGGAAAAGCAACCTGGGTTGATAAGACCAAAGGAATCAAGACAATTAAATTTGCAAAAGCTGTGTGCTCCGAGACAGCCCGGCTGACCAATCTGGCACTGGGAATCACATTCGATGGCAGCAGGAAAGACTATATGACAGAATGGTGTGAAAGGGCGATTATGCCGAATCTGCGTCGCTGGGTAGAATATGGCTGTGCAAGCGGCACGATTATTATAAAACCAAACGGAGTGGGTGCTGACTTTGTGACACCGGACAGATTTGAAATTGTTGGGAAAGATGGAAATGGACTGATTGCCGGGATTATATTTGAAGATCGCTACAGAGAGAATGATAAATATTATACCAAGCAGGAATATCACAGATTTTTTGATGCAAAGGTCAATTATGGAGATGGTGATTACAAGAGTGTGAAATATTACCAGATTTCCAATAGGGCATATGTAAGCAGCAATTCAGGAGAACTTGGAAAAGAGATTGAATTAAGCCAGACAAAATGGAATACTTTACTGCCGGATGTATCAATTACAACAAAAAACGAAGTTGGCTTAAATGGGATGATGTTCGGGGTGCTTCGGATGCCGGCGGCCAATGACATAGATGTTGACAGTCCTTTGGGAATGGCAATCTATTCTGACGCGATGGAAGAATTAAAAGATTTGGATATTGCATACAGCAGATACAGTGAGGAAGTGAAGGACAGCAGAGCGTTGGAACTGATCGACAGAAGACTTGTAAGAGAACCGGGGTACAAGGTAAATGAGGAGGTTGAACTGGATTTACCGAAACATTTCATTCCGGTATCGGGCGAGGGGGATCAGGAATTTTACCAGGCGGTGGAAAGACCTTTGAAGGTAGATGAAAGAATCAAAGGAATCAATGCACAGCTTTCATACATTGGCTATAAATGTGGGTATTCCAATGGATATTTTGCGTTTGACCAGAAAACCGGGATGGTAACAGCAACGCAGGTGGAATCAGACGATCGCAGGACCATACAGTTGATTAAAGATATCAGGGATGCATTACAGGTATGTCTCGATCAGGTTTTTTACGCGCAGTCAGTATTTGCCGATTTATATAATCTGGCACCGGTAGGCAATTACACAGCAAATTATGCCTTTGGAGATATCACGTATAATTTTGAGGAAGATAAAGTACATCACTACAATCTGGCGGTACGGGGCATTTATCCGTGGGAAGAATACTATGTGAAGTTTTTAAAATATTCCAGGGAAGAGGCAAAAGCATTAATTGAACAGGCAAAATCAGAGAATCAGGCTGATGGAATAGAATATGACGAGGAATAATATATGCTGACACCAGAATATTTACAGGAGATCACAGATAAAAGTGAGAGCCTTGCAGCAGGATTAAAAGAATATATCATAAAACGGATTGTGCGGAGTATTATGGTACGCTTGCAGCGCGGAGAGGAATTTAAGCTTTCCAAGACAAATATGTGGAATATACAAACGCTGCAGGAGTCTGATTCGCTTTTGGCGGATATTATGAAAGAGATAAAAAAACAGACAGCAGAAAGCAATAAGGTTGTAAAGAAGGCTTTTAAGGATGCAGGAATTACAGCACTCAGATATGAGGATGCAGAGTATGAAGCCGCCGGACTTGCAGCAGCGATTGGCACAAAAATGTCACCGGAATATATCAGAATCCTTGAAAGAAATTATGAAGCAACAAAGGGAGAATTAAAGAATCTTACAGGAACGATTGCTAAAGCGGCGCAGGTAACATTTATTGATGCCTGTGATGAGGCTCTATTTAAAGTTCAGACAGGAACATGCAGCAGATCACAGGCCGTGAAGGAAGCAATTGACAAGGCTGTAAAAGAAGGCGGGACGGTAAGCTATCCATCAGGACACAAAGATACAGTGGAAACGGCAACTCTCCGGGCAGTCAGAACAGGGATTGCAAAGGCGGCTGGGGATATAGCATTAAAGCGTATGGCGGAGATGGATGTGTGGGCTGTTTTGACATCTGCGCATGTTGGTGCAAGAAGTACGCCGATACCAGAACCTGCAAACCATGAATCGTGGCAGGGACAGGTGTTTTATGTGGATCTGGTAAAGCTGGGACTTGCAAAAGAGTACACAAAAGAAGCTGAGAGAGCCAAAAGTTTACACCCTGATTTTATTGAAAAGACCGGGTACGGAACTGGCGAGGGAATATTAGGCTGGAATTGCAGACATTCCATCGGTACATGGATAGATGGAGTGAGCAAAAATAACTACAAGAAAATCGATACAGAAGAAAATAAAAAAGCGTATGATTTGCAGCAGGCACAAAGAAAACTTGAGCGCACGATCAGAAAGTGGAAGATACAAAAGAACGGCTATAAGGAGGCAATGGACAAAGCTGAGGATGACGAGACCAGAGAAGCACTTGACGCTCAACACCAGAAAGCAAAAGAAAAAGTGGCATATTATAATAAAAAGTATGGACAATTCTGTGAAGAAAATGATTTGAAACCACAATATGACAGGTTATATGTTGGTGATCCGGCAAAAAAAGTGATTGATAAAAGTGAAGTGAAAGCATATAATATGGACAAGAGGTGATAGAATGCGAGAAAAAGAAACATTCTGGTATCCGTGCCCCGATTGTGGGGAAAAGATGTTGAAAGTACGGCGGGACACAGTATTAATATCATTCCCGGCATATTGTAAACATTGCAAGGATACGAAGATTATTACAGAAATCGAGCCCCTAAGTAAAGTGATGAGCCATTGAGCCTAATACATGATGAAAGTCGTGTATCAGGCTCTTTTTTTATTTCGCGGAATGGCAGCCGCATTGCCGAGTCCGGGGGTAAGGACAAATCCTAATGCTGCTGGCGAGCAGGTAAAAGATACGGGAAGAGGAGGATATGCAACATGAAAAATATTTTTAAAATTTTGGAAGGTCTTGGGATTGAGGTGCCAGAGGATAAAAAAAGCACTCTGGAAAAGGAAGTTCATGAGAACTACCGCACCAAGAAGGATTATGACGATCAGGTGGAAAAAGCAGAATCGACACAGAAACTGTTGGATGAGACAGCGGATAAACTGAAAAAGTTTGATGGTGTGGATGTGGCAGATCTTCAGGAAAAGTTGAAAGAGACGACTGAGACATTGGAGAACGAGCGCGCAGACCGCAAGAAAAAAGAGGAAGAGGCTGAGAGACACACTACGGTAACGGAATATCTGAAAGAAAAACGTTTCGTAAATGATATTACCAGAAATGCCATCACGGCAGAGCTTGAAAAAAAGCTTGCGGATGATTCAGCCAAAGGAAAATCAATGGATGATCTTTTTAACGCAATGGTCAAAGATTCCGAAGGAAAAGACATTCCAAACATTCTGGTATCGGAACAGGCAGAGGATGATGCAGATAATGCAGCAGTTTTCACGGAGCCGATGGGAAACCAGACAGACACAAGAATTAAGGGAGATCCAAATAACATGGATTTCGAAACGTACAAAAAATGGAGAGAGCAGAATAGCTAAGAGAGGAGAATAATATGCCAAACAATTTTTTAACACCGCAGATTATTGCAAATGAGGCTTTGATGGTTTTACAGGCAAATCTTGTTATGGCCAATCTGGTCCATAAAGATTATTCAAAAGAATTTGTGAAGGTTGGAGACACGATCACGGTAAGAAAACCAGCGAAGTTCATTGCTAAGAACTTTACAGGAGAAACATCAAATCAGGATGCAACAGAAGGATCAGTACTTGTAAAGATGGACAGATTCCGCGACGTTACTGTTCCGGTAACATCAAAGGAACTCACGCTGAACATTAAGGATTTCTCAACACAGATTGTCACTCCGGCAATGCAGGCAATCGCACAGGCAATTGATGAAGACCTTATTGCGGTCGGACTGGAACATGCGAAACACATCGTGAAAGGAAATGCGAGAGCGACAAAGCCGGAAGATATCGGTAATATGGCAAAGCTCTTTGATGTTGCGAAGGTGCCATTAGCAAACAGACGTGTTGTTATGCATCCAACACATAAGTATCGCTATGTTATGTCTGATAATATGTCAAAGGTATCGGAATCTGGAAGCGAGAAAGCTTTGAGAGATGCAGAGATTGGAAAAGTATATTCATTTGATACCTATATGGATCAGAATTGCCCGGATGCACCTGTGGCGACAGGAACAGCGACCGCATATAAAGTTACTGCAAAGAAAGGCGAGGAAACAGTAAAACTTACAGATGTGGATGCAGCTACAGGCACTGTGAAAAAAGGTGATTCTTTTATCGTTGAAGGATATAAATATACGATTGTGGAAGAGGCTACTGCGGTGGACGGAACAATTGAAACTGTCAAGATTGACCAGCCACTGCACGCAGATTTCACAGCAGTGGATGCATTATTGATCAAAGAGCCAAATTCACTGGCATTTCACAGAAACGGAATTGCTCTGGTAACAAGAAATCTTTCGCTTCCTATGGGTGCATCAAAAGCATATATTGCATCTGCCAATGGTCTTGGCGTGAGGGTTGTAATCGATTATGACACAAAACATAAGCAGGATACAATTTCGTTTGATATTATCTACGGAATCAAGGAACTTGATGAAGAGATGATTGGAAAGATCAAGGGCTAAATATGGGATACACATCATACGACTTTTACAGGCAGAAATATTTTGGTGAAAGTGTAAGTGAGACAGAGTTTCCAAAATGGAATGAGAAAGCCAGCGATAAGCTTGATTTTCTTACCTCCGGAAACATCAGGAAGATCGGATACGCGCAGCTTGAAGAATTTGCCAGAGAGCAGATACAGAAAGCTGTGTGTAGATTGGCTGATGAAATGCAGGCTATTGAAAAACGTACAGCAGAATATGACGCAGGAAAAGTGATCAAGTCACATTCGGCAGGAAGTGAAAGCATTAGCTTTGAGGTAGGAAAAAATAAATTAGATGCTATCCTCACAAGCCAGGAGAAGCAGAATATGTATCTTTTGGGAGCAGCCGAAGAGTATTTACAGAATGTAAGCCCAAATCTGTTTTACAGAGGATATGAGTAAAAAGCAAAGACCAATGGATGATCTACAGATTTGAAATTGGTCTTTTTTAAAAGGAGAGTCATGTATACAGATACAATCACAGTATTCAACCAGCAGAAGGTAAAAAAGCAAATTACATGGTATCCAACTGTGATCCGCGGAGTAGAGTTACAGATTACTGCCGGGCGGAATAGAAGTACAACAGGATTGGAAAATGCGGATTCTGCCAAAGTATTCATAAAATATGAAAATAGCAATGAAAAGATGCTTGTTGAAACATCACCAGAAGAAAAAAGAGAGTATTTAAAACCAAAGTCATGGAACGCTTATACCGAGAGAAATCAGGCTTTCACGTTTCAGGAGGGGATAGATTTCTTTATTCAGGGTGAGTATCAGGAAGAGACAATCATGGATACTGACTATGAAGATGGGTTCTTAAGCTATATGAGTGATCGTTATGATGATTTATTCCTTGTAAATAAAGCAGATTTATATAAGACAATCCCGCATTTGGAGATTGGAGGCAGGTAATGGCAAAAGGGTTCAAAGCGCAGCATTTTGAAGATTACAGTATCGTTAAAGGAAATGTTAAAGTCAAGCTGAATTTGAAACAATATGGTGAAAAACTCCAAAAAGCTCAACATGATTTAGATGGTCAGATTATGAATGACATGAAACCCTATATGCCGTATCAGGCAGGAACATTTAAGCAACAGACAGCCGCAAGGAGTACGGCGCTGCAGGGAACTGGGAAAGTATGTGCTGGTGCGCCACCGATGGGAAGATTTTTATATGGTGGAAAAGTCATGGAAGGTAAGATAAGCAAAAGTCCATGGGCCATGGAGGATGAAACTAAAGTTCTGACTGACAGAGATTTGGAATATGCAAATCCGGATGCAACAGCACAATGGTTTGAAACTGCCAAAAAAAATCATATGGATGATTGGGTGAAATGTGTTGAAGATAGTCTGAAAGGAAATTGATCATGGAAAAAGAACAGCTCAAAAATGATATTGAAGGTCAGAAAACAATAACGAATGCATTAATGGACCTTTTAAATGCATATCCGGTACTGAAAAGCACACAGAGCATAGACTTTTCTTTCCTGGAAGAATCAAAAGGAATTGCATTTTATGCTTTAGGAGGTGCGGTTATTGTCTCGGATCAAGAAAGTGTAACCGGTAATGTGGAATTAAAATGTCAGTATCCATTTACTGTCGTGTTCCGTGATAAGCCGGTGAGAGAGAACAGAAGAATTGAGATTTGCACTTTTCTTGATAATCTTGGCAGGTGGTTAGAAATGCAACCGATACCGACAGAGGACGGAATGCAGCAGTTGACAGAATACCCAGAGCTGACCGAAGGAAGAAAGATAACACAAATTCAGCGGACGACACCGGCACACTTGGACGGAAGGACAGAGGCAGGAGTTGAGAACTGGATCATAGGATTAAATTTACTGTATGAACAGGAATATGAAAAGGAGTGGATTTTATGAAATTAGCAAGAAAATGTTTTGCACAGTACTTAGACAGTACATTTGATGTAACAAAAAGCTCACCAGCATGGTTCCTGGTGGGTAAGAATGTAGATGAAATGTCTACAGAACTTAACCCGGATGTGACCGTAGGACAGGATGTAACAGGAGAAAACTATACAGAGGACAATGGATATACACCGTCAGTGGAAGTAGATCCTTATTATGCAAATCCTTCCGATGGAGCTTTTTACGAGAAGCTTGTGGATATCGCAATGAACCGTAAGGTTGATGATAACTGCAGAACATTCATCCTGGAGGTGCTTGTAGAGGATACAGAAGCCGAGACACATAAAGCATGGATGGAAGAGGTTATTGTGAAACCAAAATCAATTGGTGGAAAGGCAAATGTAAGTATTCCATATACCGTAAATTACGCAGGAAACCGTGTTGAGGGTACCGTGACAATCAAAAATAAAGTACCAACGTTCACGGCGAAAACAGCATTACCAGCATAAGGTATTAGGCAGACGCTTAATATATAACACGTGTGGGTGGCAGTGCCTATGCTGCCACCTAAATTCATAGGAGGACGAGACAATGAGTAATAAGAACAGAAAAGTAAGAAATTTCAATGGAAACAATAACAGCATGGAACTTACGGTAGATACCGGTGTGCGCACTTATATTATTAAAAACACACAGGGACGGCAGATCGGTGAATTAGTATTTAATCCGACAGATACAGATATTATCAGCAGATATGAAACAGTGATCAACCGGATCGGCGAAATTGAGACGGTGATCAGGGATAATCCGGGTGCGCAGGGAGTAATGCTGGTATCGGATAAAATAAAGCAGGAAATTGACTACATTATCAATGGTGATTCTACAGCGGCGTTTTTCAATGAGCAGAGTCCATTGACCACGATTAATGGAAAATTCTACTTTGAAAATGTTTTAGAGACAATTGCGAAGGTTATCACCAGGGAATTTAACATAGAAGTGAATAAGACAAAGAAACGTATGCAGAGATACACCGGTTCTTATATGCCGGGAAAAATTTGAGTATAGGAACCCTGCCACTGACTTTAAAGGTTGGCGGCAGGGATTGGAGGATACGCACGGATTTCAGGGACATATTAAAGATTTTTGAGGCAATGAATGACAGAGAATTAGAGCATGAAGAGAAAATATATACCATGCTCTATATTCTTTATCCAGACCTTGAAAAGATGCCTGTAAGGCTTTATCAGGAGGCAGCGGAACAGGCAAACTGGTTCATAGATGCAGGAACACAGGATGATGAAGGTGAAAATGTCCGGAAAATGGACTGGACACAGGATGAACCGATTATTTTCCCGGCGGTCAATGCAGTTGCAGGAAGAGAGACCAGAGCAGAGAAGTATATGCACTGGTGGACCTTCCTTGGATATTTTATGGAGATCCGGGAGGGTGTTTTTGCAACAGTTGTCCGTATCCGAACGAAAAAGCTGGAGGGAAAAACTCTTGATAAATGGGAAAAGGAGTTTTACCAGAAGAATAAAAAAATTTGTGACCTGATCGTTGAAAAGACGGAGCAGGAGAAACAGGAAGAGCAGGAAATTAACAATTTATTAGGATAGGTCAGAGAGCCTTTGAGCCGCCTATGATAAGGTGGTGAAAAGGTGTCAAAGAAACAGGGCGAAGTAATTGTCGAAACCGGTATGGACAATTCAAAGTTCGTAAAAGGTGTAAACGAATTAAAGAACATCGTTGAGCGACTGACCAATTCGTTAGGTAAATCAAGTAATAAAATAAAACAGTCTTTTTCACAGGGATTCTCCAGTGGAGATACAAAGCAGGCGGCAGCAGGATTTGAAAATCTTACACAGAAAGTAAGTTTATATAAAACACAGCTTGAGCATTTACAAAATAATAAAGGACTTGGATTTGGAAATGCGGAGTATGATCAGACTTATCAAAAGCTTTTACTTGCAGAGAGAGAACTTGCAAACTATAAGAGGAATCTGGAAAGCTCTGCCACAGCGGAACAAAAGCAAATTGGTATATTACCGTCATTAGCAAATGGTTTTCGGATGCTGGGAGATTCCGCGGCAGCAGTACCAGGAAGACTTTTAAATATTGCAAAGAGTGCGCCGTCTGCAATGCTTCGGGGCGTAGCAAAGGCGGGGACGAGTGCAGCGAAAGCGGTTGGACAACTTGCGCTGAGAATGACAGGACTGCCTGGGTTATTCAAGAATTTGAAAAACCGATCAAGCGGGCTTGGCAGCAGTATTTTTAAACTTGGGAACATGTTTAAATTGCTTGTTGCAAGAATGGGAATGCAGGCCGTAATCAATGGGGTGAAGCAGGGATTTCAGAACCTTGCACAATATTCTTCCAGTGCGAATGCTGACATATCTGCACTGATGTCTGCATTAACGCAGCTTAAAAATAGTCTTGCATCCGCATTTGCTCCATTGTTGTCGGTGGTAAGCCCGATATTGACAAGTTTTATCAACCAATTATCGGCTGCAATTTCCAAAGTTGGACAGTTTATAGCAGCGATTACCGGAAAGAGTACATTTACACAGGCAACAGCCGTTCAGCAGAACTATGCAAAGTCATTAAACAATACAGCGAACGCGGCAAAAAAGGCGGCAAATTCGCTGTATTCGTTCGATGAACTAAATGTAATTGATAGTAAAGATTCAGATTCTGGAAGCGGCTCTGGTGGAACTGTATCACCATCAGAAATGTTTGAGGAAGTTCCGATTGAGAGTGATGTGCAGTCTTTTGCGGACAGGTTAAAAGCAGCATTTGAGGCTGGAGATTTCTATGGTTTAGGTGCGATAATCGGGCAGAAACTGAATGAAGCACTGGAAAGCATTGAATGGACCGGCATTCAGGAAAAAGCCAGAAATATTGCAAATAATATTGCAACCCTTATAAACGGATTTTTAGAGACAGTAGACTGGAATCTTGTTGGTTCTACGATAGCAAATGGACTGAATACGATTGTTTATTTTCTGGAAGAATTTGTTACTACGCTTCATTGGGAATCAGTAGGAACGGCGATTTATCAGACCTTAAACGGTTTTATTGCGACAGTGGACTGGGGTGCTATTGGGAATACAATTGGCACAGGCCTTAAGGGAATCCTTACGATTATCTACACAACGTTGGAAGGACTTGATTGGAAATCGTTGGCGGATGGTGTGTATACATTTCTTACAAATGTTGACTGGAGTGGTATCTCATCTGCACTTTTCGAATCAATAGGTTCGCTGATAGGTGGTATTATTGCATTTTTGATCGAACTTATCACTGATTTCGGAACAGATTTATATGATGCCTATTTTAGTAATGGAGAGGACGGCATTCAGGGATTTTTAGATGGAATGTGGGCATTGCTGCAGGATATCGGCACATGGATATATGATCATATGATAAATCCACTTATTACAGGAGTTAAGAATGCTCTTGGTATCCATTCGCCGTCAACAGTATTCCGGGACATAGGTATTTATCTGATGCAGGGATTTCAGAATGGAATTAAATCACTTGTTACACCGGTTTTAAATACATTCTCGAATTTGAAAACCAAAATTCTGGATATATTCAATAAATTGAAAACAAGTGTATTCGGTGTGATTAATGGTCTGCTTTCAGGAATAGAAACCATGTGCAATGGTGTTGTATCAGGTGTTAATAAATGTATAGAAGCACTGAATGGGCTGAGTTTTACGATACCAGAATGGGTACCGGTATTCGGTGGAAAATCATGGAGTATGAGTATCCCGACGCTGAGAGAGGTTAAGCTGCCTCGACTTGCAACCGGAACTGTTGTGCCAAAGCAGGCAGGTGAATTTGCCGCGATTCTTGGTGACAACAATCGGGAGACGGAAGTTGTCTCACCATTATCAACAATTCGTCAGGCACTTAGGGAGGAACTTGATTCTTCAGAAAGAGAGGTGAATGTATATATTGTTGCTGAAGGAGATGAAGCAGGATTTATGAGATATATTAAATATTCATATGATAAAGAATCACAGCGTGTAGGTACAGAGTTTACAAAGGTGGAGCCAGCATGATAAAGATAGATGGAAAACAGTATGATGTACCAATAACGGAATTGGGACTGGATGTAGAATTTCAGTATAAGTTTGCAGAGAGAAATGAAAAATATGAATTGAATTATGAACTTGGCGCAGTGTTTTACAACCAGTCTATAACATTTGCCACTACGGATACAACGAATAAAGACTTTGTTGCACTGGTGCAACTTTTAAGCACGAAGAGCAGTATCGATGATGGTACCGGTCATGAAGTAGAAATAAGGACACCTATGGGAAAAATGGTATTTCTCATGTACCCGAATAAACTTTCAATGAAAATGAAGAATACAATTAATAAAGACACAAATGAAGAATATACGAAGTGGGGCGGGTTCACAGTGAAGTTTATAGCGATTAAACCAGCAGAAAGATGGTAAGTATGAAGAAAATGCAAAGAACAAGCTGTAGCGCGCATATGAAATTTATCGATGTGACAGCATTATCAGATGCAAGCGTGGCTACAGATGATAACCAGTCCATTGGAAATCTTAAATTCTTAGAAGTTGAGACAGATCAGGCGGATTATGGGACATTTGAATTAAACCAATTTGTATTGGATGGAAATAAGAATGTTATGCCGGATTTACCGGGCGACATTGTATTTTGGAGTGTTGAACAGTCGGGAGAAGACTGTTTATTTCAGAAAAATCCTAGAATTACGATTACTTTTAGGGCACAGCATTCATCGGCCGGAATTACATTATATTTTGCAGATGAACATCCTGCGGAGCTGACAATTACCTGGTATACATTATCTGGCAGTAAGTTGGATCAAAAAACATTTTATCCCGATAATTTAGTATATGCATGTGTTCATCAAGTCGCAAATTATGGAAAAGTTGTAATTGAATTTGTCAGGACAAGGTTGCCAAAGAGATATATAAAACTACGATATATTTTATATGGACGCTACATTGAATGGACTGGCGATGTGATCAAGACTGCCAAGATACATGAGGAGATCAACGAGATCAGTACCACATTATCCATTAACACAGCAAGCATATCAATATTGGATGCTAAAAACGATTTTGATATCAGTAATGAAAATGGATCTTGGAGGTCTGTACAGAAAACACAGGAAGTAACCTTTACGGAGAACAAAGATGGTGTAGATATTCCGGTAGGAACTTTTTTCATTGATACATCGGATTTTAAAAATAATACAGCAAGTTTCAAATTGAACGACAGAATTGGTCTGATGGATAATTATACTTTTTATAATGGGAAAATGTACACGAATGTACTGGCAGGAAAATTATTAGAAGAAATATTTGCGTGTGCAGCAGTAACAAAATTTATCATTGATGAAGAGGTATACAATACAAAATTAAATGGTTATCTGGCTGTACAGTCATGCAGAGCGGCACTTCAGATGATATGTTTCGCGTGTGCAGCAGTTGCGGATGACAGTAGGAGTGATGTTATTCGGGTTTTTAAACCAGATCGATATGTCAGTTCAACAATTGATACAGAAAGAAAATTCAATAACAAATCAAATGTAAAATTGGACGAGTATGTATCAGGGGTTTCTATTGAATGTGGAAAATATGATTTAGAAACCGAAGAGTCAGACATTTTTAAGGATAATCTTCCAAAGGGAAAATCAAAAATAACATTTTCAGAACCATGTGATCCAGAATCATTGAAATTATCAAACGGAGCTTTTATAGAAAAGCATACAAATTATGTGGTTGTTCAAATGGAGACAGCCGGTGCATGCGTGATCACAGGAAAAAGATATAAAAAAACTACATTTTCATATACAAAAAATGTGGATCATATTGAAGCAGGCGAATCCGAAAATATCAAGAAAATAGGGACGATCACACTGTACAACATGGAATACTTAGATACTGTCGCTGAAAAGTTACTATCATATTATGCATTAAGAAAAATCCTCAGTATGAAATATATTTTGAATACAGAGAGTGTGAGTAATTGGGTAAATGTGGTAGACAAGAATAGTAATATTGCAACTACGTTGATTGAGCAGCAGGATATAGACCTGACAGGAGGATTTATCGCAACGGCAACGTGCCGAGGATATTCAGTAGTTGTTACGGAAAATTACTTCGCCGGAACTGAATTATATACGGGAGGAGATGTGATCATCTAATGGAAATGAGACCAATTATATACAGTGCAAAATTATCCAGTCAGAAAGTCACAACGAAAACCAAAGTTACAATAACGGTTGTGGCAGATGATGTAGAGACATATTACACAGAAACAAAATATACCAGATCCAGCAATCATGAACTTATAGCTGGACAGGAGATAGGAGTGATTTAATGGCAATTGTAAAAGTAAGGGTACAGGTTGATGGAGTGTGGACGAATCTCACATTGAGCAATGGAAAATGGGTTGGAACAATTACAGCCCCTGCAACCACATCATACAATCTGGCCAATAAGTATTATCCAATTAAAATTGAGATTACCAATGATGCAGGAACTGTAGTAACGAAAGATGCTACAGATGCCACTTTAGGAGAAGCATTGAGACTGATCGTAAAAGAAACGATGAAGCCTACGATCACACTGGTATCTCCATCAAAAGGCGCATATGTGACAAATAATAAGCAGCCGATCACCTTTAAGGTCGTGGATGAAGCTGGAGGCTCTGGTGTGAACCTGTCCACCGTCAAAATAAAAGTAGACAGCACTACATACACAACTTCAAGCACAGGAATGGTAAGCAAAGGGATTACAAATGGTTATCAATTTGTGTTTACACCGCAGACAGCTCTTAAGGATGGAAGCCATACGATCACGATCAATGCGTCAGATAATGACGGCAATGCGGCAACGACAGTTTCTTCGACATTTACGATTGATACAGTTCCGCCAACACTTACGATTTCATCACCTGCAGCAGGGCTCATCACAAACAAAGCAGCACTGAACGTGATAGGAAAGACTAATGATGCAACATCCAGTCCGATTACACTGACAATGACTTTAAATGGTACAAGTCTTGGAACAGTGACGGTAGGATCAGATGGAAGTTTTACAAAGGCTGTGACACTTGCAGAGGGAACAAACAGCATTGTGGTGACTGCAAAGGACGGAGCCGGTCAGACGACAAGCATCACACTGAGTGTTAAGCTTGATACAACAGTTCCAGAATTAAAGGGAATCACACTTTCGCCAAATCCGGTAAGTACGAGCGCAAGTGTAGCTATCACGGTTGAGGTAAGCTGATGGCATCCGGAACGATCAGCTTTGAACTGTCAACAGACATCACTTATGTTGCCGGGACTGTAAATGGTGTTGAGACAGTTTTTATCCAGGACGAGGCGTATCCGGTCAAGTGGAGAGCAACGGTAGATGTGGCAGAGGACAGCTTATACCATATATATCTTGAAATGTATGATGAAGCAGGTAATAAGAGTACCTACGAGAATACGATCGAGTATATTCTGCCGTGGTTTGTGTATGATCGCACACAGGAGGATGTAGACCGTGTACAGGAACTTCGGAATATAGGCTGGGAGAATATGACAGACAGTGAAAAAACGGAATGGCAGCAGGGGATGAAAGGCGCATTCAACTTATCGGATGTCAGGCGGAATGAAAATAACTGCTATGTCATAGCACAATTGCTGAACATTTCTCTGGTCACTTGTAAAGATAATCTCCCCACATATCCGGATAAAACATATTTTGACAGTCTTTTAAAGAATGTGACAGCACTGCGGAATGCCGGTTATCGGTATGTAGAGACACCGGAAGTTCCACAGCAGCCGATTAATACGTACCAGAAAATTAATGATATTGAGAAAATATTACATGACATTTATGAAGTTTATAATTCAAACTTTGTCCATTACGCAGGCGAAGAAATCTATGCCGGACAGAGCATTGGATTACTTTTATAAGAAAGAGAGGATTTTATTATGGCATTTAGTTTGAAAACATGGGTGAATCGTATTTCCGAGTACCCGAACAGAAGAAAATTAACACATGAGGACGGCAGCACGGAACTTGTGACCGTAGCGCGAGCAGAGGGACAGATCTCAGCAGAGGGAAATGCATTTTCTGCGGAGGAGATGAATGATCTTGAGAACAGGATCAAGGGTGGGTTCGAGGAAGTCACCCAGAGTTTAACTAATGTTAATAATTCAAAAAAAACGTATATCAGATTAGTACTACCAAATATTGCTGCTGACGCAAAAGCTGTCTGCGATTATATAAATAAAAATTATTTGATGGGGCAAATAACTCCTATGTATTCGATTGAGTTTGATGTAGTTGCATCAAATGCAGACTGGTTTTCTGGAGTACTATCTACAGATTCAAATGTAGATAGTAACGCCCGTACTGTTTGGGGTATCGTACAGCGACGATCCATTTCAGCAGATAATAGCACAGTATATAAATACTTTGGAAGTGGAACAGGAGGTGCCGGTACAGTATCCCCTTTTAAATCATATGATCAAGGCTATGCGCAAGGCGTGACGGATGCGGATAACCGTGCTAATGCAAACAGCACTAATTACAAAACTGGGTATAATAATGGGTATAATGCCGGAAAATCTGATGGAGCATTAACAGGCGTGAGTGGTTGCTGCATTGCAGGATGGCGGTCAATTGATGCTTATAGTAATAATCAATGGGTAAGCGGCTGGACTGGTGTTAATCCTAATTATTTTACAGTAAACGGTTATGGCATAGTTCCGAAACGTAACTTTACAGCAACCGTCTACTGGCAGGGATATAATAAACGTGACATTGATTTTTACTCAAATGGCGTCATGGGACATAGAGATAATGGTACTAGCATGAATGGTGTCAAAATGAATTTTTATGCTGGCACGCAATGCGGCTTTAAAACTAATGATAGTGGCGGCGGATCGTTAGGAGCTGGTTTTATTGTTCTTAATTAATCCCCATTTTATAAGAAAAAGCTGATATTAACTAAATCTCCACCATTCATTAGAACCGTATTTAATATATGTTCTTACGCCAGTAGTGTCAACTTCATAACGTACATGTACCCACCCCATATTAAAAATCATATAACCAATAAGGCTATTATCAATTAAAAATCCAACGGAGTAATCATCTCTAGTATCAGTGCTAGACGATAACACATAAAATGTCATTTTATCAGTTAAACTCTGGTTCGGTAGACATTTTGGAAAAAGGCTATATCATTCTCGAAGATAGAGATATTGAGAGAAAATACAATATGTATGTCGCTTAAAAATTTAAAATTTTTACCAAAAGAGGGGGCAGGAAAAAATAAGTTAGTGCTATTGTGAATGCATAAGGAGGTAAAGACCATGGAAGAAAAAATTATTAAAATTATGTTACAGGAAGGAAAACCAGTGAGCTTTCACACAGTGGCACGCGACTTGCATGAACAGGAATTTATAGTTTGGGATTTGATTGATGAGATGCTGGATAAAGGATTAATCAAAAAGATACCGCCGATACCATTATCAGAGAGTTCTGAACCGTGTAGCAATTTTTATGTATTAACAAAAAAAGGAATATCTATGTTAAATCGCTTGAGTGAAAAAGTAAATTCCGCACGTAAACTTAAATTCCATACGGAAGACTAA